CCAATATTTTCTATTGAAGATTCAGAAACTTCTGGCTTTGCTACATTTGGGGCTAGAGTTTTACCAAGAACAACAGAAAATACTTATGAGTTACTTACGGACTCTGTTCCAGGTCCAATACTTGGAGAAAACTCAGACTCCAATGGTGACGGAACCGTTGATGAAATTGGTGGGTTTGTTAATGGTGGGTCTGTTACATATGTTACTCCAACCTACTTGCCAAAAACATATGTTAAAAATTCTTCATACCTTACAACTTTTGTTGGAGAAGAAAATAGTACGGCTATTGAAATATCTAAGATTGAAACAACTTATTCTGAAGATGCATCAAATCCTGGAGAATATTTTTACAACGTTTATATTTACCCTACAAACTCAACCAAACTTTCTTTGCTAAACATGGTAACTGGAGAAAACCTCTACCTATCAAACATTCCAGTAGATTCAACAAGCACAGAATATAACAAACTTTTTGAACCATTAAACGATGGGTACTTCCCAATTATTGGATTTGTTGATAATGATAGAAATATTGTAGAAGATAAAGAAGATGCAACAGGAATTGTATTATATGGAGATGGATATTTAAACTATGCTCCTAAGACTCCAGAGCCAAGTCCAACAGAATCAGCTTTTTCTAGAACCTATACTTCTTATGTTGTATCAAGCTTATCTGCAACAGACAATAAGGTAACAATTACTACAAGTGCAAATCATAACTTTGTGGTTGGAAAAACAGTAACTGTTACAGGGTTCAGAGAAACCTCGTACCTATCAGACGATTTTGTTGGAGAATTTGAAATTATAGATGTTCCAGCATCTAATCAATTTACTTATCAGGTGGTGTTCCCAGACAAACCACCAACATCTATAGATCCTGGAGTAGTTGCATATTCTTTCCCTAGTGGAAAAATTATAAGCTTTGACAAGAACTATTCCCTTTGGATTGGAGCCTCAAAGCCAGACACAGCTCCAATTACTATTGATCCATATGGAAATAAGCTAAAAGTTAAAGATTTAGAAGTTACAGGAGAGGTAATTGGATTTTATTCTGATATAATTGAGCTAGATGATTTTTCTAGTTCTTTTAATGGTAGAAGAAACACATTTACGCCCAAGTATAACTACAAAGATGTAACTGTTAAAAACCCATTAAACCTAGTAGTTTCATTGAATGGAGTAATTCAGTCAGGATTTATTCAAAACAAAGAATATGTCTGGCAGTCTGGTCTTTTGTCTTACAGAGGATTTACGCTAGACACAGATGGAAGAATAAAGTTTTCTGAATCTCCTCCACTTGGATCAACTATTAATGTAAGAGTTTTTCCAGGACCAGTAAAAAATAAGACAGCAAGGATATATCCGTTCAAAGCAGCGGATGTAGCATTAGGATAAGGTGGAAATAAATGGCTAAAAAGGTAATGCAGGAAACGTATTATACTTTCATACCTTCTGAGGATAAAATTATTCTCCCAAGAGTAATTCAAAGAGAAAGCCTAATGTTGATTACAAACGTAACAACAAATCAGGTAATTTATAATTTTTCAGACCCAGACTTAAATGCCACATCTTACACCGTTGCTGGATCAGCATCTTCCTCAACAACAACAATTGTATTAAATTACAACTGTAACGAGATGGACTCTAAAGACAAGCTTCAAATTGTTTATGAAGAGTACGATGAAAAAATTACACCGTCAGACTTGCTAGTTGATGCTGTTGGTAAGATGCGTGTTGCAAACCCACAGTCTTTAATTGACACAGACTTCGAATACGGAACCCAACCTTCTAAATGGGAAACTGTCTCCTTGGTAGCCAACTACCCATCTTTCTTTTCAAAAGGTACTGGCGGAAACTCTTTAGCTGTAGCAGACATTGTTGGAGATGGAACTACAACTGCAAGAAAATCAAAAGTATATGTTTTAACTGAATCAGACCATGGTCTTGTTTCAAACAGTGTTGTTAGCGTTCAAGAAACAACAAATGATGCAGCCGAAGGAACGTTTATTGTAACAAAGCCATCTGCACCATCAATTACAGGTGTAGCTTCTGGTGTATTTACAGCAACTGCTCATGGACTTTCAGCAAATCAACCAATTAGATTTAGTGCTGCAAGCACTTCTGGAGTATCAACAAGCACCGTTTACTATGTTAAGACAGTTTTAGCTAATTCATTTATGGTAGCAACTTCAATTGCAGGATCTGCAATTACAACGTTTACTAATGGAACCCCAACAGTTGATGTAAACAAAATGTTTACATATCTTGCAAATGGTCGTGTTGGAAATGATACTATTAAAGACAGCAACCTTACTAGCATTTATGGTGGAGACCTATTTGATGGAGCAAATGTTCCAGGGTCTTCTTCCTTTACGGTTGAAGTTGCAGGATCCGTTGCAACCGTAACAACTCCAAATCCACATGGACTAGTTCCAGGAACCCCAGTTCTTATTAATGGTGCAACTACCAATACATTCTTAAACGGATCTTGGGTAGTATCTTCTACGCCAACTCCAAAAATCTTTAGTTTTACTGTAACTGGAGACAACGTAACAAATATTTCCCCAGCAGCAACAGTATCTGGATCAAAGCTTTATTGTAAGCCAGATGCTTATGTTCAGCACACCGCATATAACGGTGGAGTTCTTTTAGCAACTGGAAACAATGTTGTAAATGTTCAGCAGGTAAGACAATCCAGAAGAACCTTTAGGTATCAATCAGGAAAAGCAATTCAGTTTTCTACTGGAACCAAGCTGACCCCAAGCTACGACATTACTGAAATTTATTCAAACACAACTGTAGGGGATGCCACAATTGTTGTTAAAACTGTACAGGATCATGGTCTTCAGGAAAATGCCAAAGTAACAATTAGTGGTGTGCAGGTCGTGGGAACTGATGTAAATCCATACAACGGTAGCTTCCTAGTAACTGGTATTATTGACGAAAATACTTTTAGTTTTGAAACTACAATTTCTACAGCAATTAGCACTACAAATAAAAATCCAAGTGGAGACAATGCTCTTGTTACTGTAACAAATTGGGCAGGATCTTCAACAAGACTTGGACTATTTAACGATCAAAACGGAATGTACTTTGAGTACGATGGTCAAAAGCTATTTGCGTGTAGAAGATTTTCCAATAAGCCTATTTTTGGAACAGTGTCTGTAACAAAAGATAGCTCTATTGTAACTGGAACTTCAACACTATTTTTGAAACAAATAGAAAAGAATCAAAACATTGTAATTAAGGGCATGACCTATAGAGTTGTAAATATTGATAGTGATACAACTATGCATATTTCTCCAGCTTATAGAGGACAAACTGTTGGAGGAAACGTAAAGGTATACAAGGTTCAAGAAGTCAGAATCCCACAAGACGAATTTAACATTGACAGACTAGATGGCACAGGACCTTCAGGATATATTATTGACCCAACAAAAATGCAAATGTTATACATTGATTATTCTTGGTATGGATCTGGCTTTATTCGTTATGGTCTAAGAGCAACAAATGGAGACATTGTTTATTGCCACAGAATTCCAAATAATAATTTAAACAGTCAGTCTTATATGCGTTCTGGAAACCTTCCTGCTAGATATGAAGTGTCCAACTTTGGTCCAACAACCGTTTTGGTTTCTTCTCCAGGAACTCCACTAGCACAAACAAGCAATCCTACAGCAGCAGATGTTCCAGGAACACCTTTAAATTCTAGCCAAACTGTAATGTATGTAAAAGACATTGAAGGTTGGAGAACTACTGCACCATCTGGAAACTCAACAGATATTATTGGATACATTTTAATTAGTGATAAAACAAACTCTGAAATTGTTTCCTACACAGCAGTTGGTTCATATAACGCAAAAGTTGGCGGATATCCAATTACAATTCAAAGAAGAGTAACTCAGTTTATTACTAGCCAAGGAAGTGTAGGGGTTGGATCATTTAGAAATGGAACATATACTTCTGGAGCCTATGTTGATACAATGAAGTTGTTTGCTGGAGCAAGCACAAACTTTAACACTGCTGGAATTCAGCAAGGAAATGTTCTTTTTGCTGCAGATGGAACAAAGCTTGGAAGAGTTGCAACCTCTCTAGAACTTGGTGGTGCTGCAAATCCTGCATCGGATGGACAAAGCTTAACAATTTCAAGCACATTTAATGGAAAAACTTGGACCGTTCCAACTTCTCCGAATAAAGATTCAAATGGAACTAACGTTCCTTATGGTTTCACTTCTACCAACACAGTTGAAACTGTTGGATACAGCATATCTTCAACAATTGCTTTGGCAGGTACTGCTAACACAGTATCGTTTAGTCCAGACTCATCTATTGAAAATGGAACTGGAACAGATGGTCAAGTTTCAGTACAGGTAATTACACAAACCTGTGCTCCTTCTCTTAGCCACTGGGGATCCTCAGTAATTATGGATGGAAGATTTGATGAAGATAAGGCTTTCCAACTTAACGCTAGAATGAGAGGTGCTGGACTATCAGTTGCTGCAGGTGCATCAAATGCCCTACTAAGTATTAGAATAGCACCATCTGTTGATAATGGAATTGCTAGAAACTTTGGCAAGAGAGACGTTATTAATACAATGCAATTAATTTTAAGAGAAATTCAAACATCTGCAAATGGTAGATTCCTTATAGAAGGGTTTTTAAATCCATCTACAATTAGTGATTCTGGATGGAGTTCAGCAAATGGATCATCAACACTAACATATCCAGATAGCTGGGAATATACTTCTGTAGGCTCTGGATCTTTAGCTCAAGTTTTGTATCATGGAACAGCAGCAACTATTACTGGAGGAGACAACATATTCTCTTTCTACACAGAAAATTCAGGAAGTGGATATGGAATTTCTACATATAACCTTGGTTCAACACGAGAGCTTGGAACATCTATTCTTAGTGGAAATGGAAGTATTTCAACTCCAGGATTCCCTAATGGTCCAGATGTTTTAACAATTGTTGCAACAAACCTAGAAACATCTGGTTCCAAGTTTATTAACGCAAAGCTTTCGTGGACTGAATCCCAAGCATAAGGAGCAAAAATGTCTGCAGACAAAATTATACATTCATTTAAGACTCCTCTTAGAACCTCAAGTATTACAAGCCAAGAGCCGTTTAAGATTCTTAGCTTTGAAAGTCCTGGGGTTGTTATAAACGATGCATCTGGTCTTACAAATAGTTTATCTATTAGTTCAAATAATTCAGGATACTATCTAACAAATAACGGACTTACTGTTGAATGGAAACAGCCTACATGGTTAGATATATCCTCAGCCAGCTCAACTGTAGTTAGCACCGTTGACAAGGCTAATTCAATAAATACTCTTATTTCTGCATTTAGAAGAACAACAATTTCTCAAAGGGCACCACTATCAGCAGATGGAGCAGATGGTGATATTTGGTTCGTGTATCAATAATGGCTGGATACATTGGAGTAAAGGATGCATGGGCTCCTATCTCGACAGGATACACAAAAGTAAATGGTGAATGGAAGCAGGTAAAGTCTGCTTATGCAAAAGTAAATGGGCAATGGAAAGAAGTATTTTCCCCAGCATTAAACACAATTCAAAACTTTAAGATTAAAAGCAAGACTGCAGATGAGGTAGTTCTTGAGTGGGATCCAAACGTTACGGCAGAAACTTATTCAGTTTTTGTATCTGAAACTCCACAAGGAACATATTTAGATCCAGTTGTAACTCAACAACCAAATGGTTTTCAGTTTTTATCTTCTCAAAATAAAGTTACTACCAGTGGAACTGGAACAATATCATTAAACATTTTGTCTTCAATTGTTTCTGGTTCTGGCACGAGCTTCACTTCACAAATAGTTGTAGATGAAATTTTGTTTGCAAATATTGGAGGAACTCAAACCTATGTTGGCAAGGTAAAGTCTATTGAGAGTAACACTAGCCTAACTTTGTACACGGACTGGACTTTTTCAAATGCATCTGGAGCATCTTTTACTGTTTACAAAAAAAATACAAAAACTATAGCAACAAATAGAGAGGCAAATTATAAATTTTTTGTCAACTCCCTTGACGCATCTAGCAATCCAGGAATATCTTCTCCTCAATTAACTAGAGCAACCCCAATTAGGGTTCCAGATCCACCAGTAGTAACTGTTAAATTTCCAGTAGATACAACAGGCACTATGGTAATTGCCTGGACAAAAGACAGAAGGGCAACGGGATATGATATCTATAGAAATAGAGAAGGAACTTTTGTAAAATTTGGAACAATTACTCCAAGTGGAGGCATGGAAGAAACTTTTTCATTTACAGATGGAACCACCTCAGATTATTCTATTTATGTCGTGGCAAAAAACAATATTTTAACCTTACCGCCAGATAATGATCCTCCTACAGCACAGCAATCCGCCGAGTCAAATTCAATAAGCTTTAAATTTACTCAACCTTCTCTTGGAAATATCTTTCTTAAGGGAGTATCGGTTGACCACAATAGCGTTAAATTACAATGGACAGATGTTGCAAATGCAGATAGATATTTTATTCAAATTTCTGGAGGAACATATGGAACCTTTAGCGATGATATATCAATAGCAACAACAACTATAGCAGATGCAACTAGAATTGAGTATACTTTAGATCTTGCAAATCAAACAGACTACACTATTAGAATTAGGGCAAGAGGTGCAGATGGCACAATATATAGTGGAACAAGTAAATATTCAAATGAAATTTCAGTTTCAACAGGCAGGGCAGCAGAAACTGGAAAAAGATGGGTGGCACAGACAGATAAAAATTACACCTCTACAGAATCTACAAGGCTTAGAACCACTGTATCTTATTATGACCCATACGATAGAAGAACATTCTCTACTGATGGATGGAGCACTTACTCAACCACTAAGGCTGGTGTGGGAGTAGTTGTTACAACTGCAACCGTAACTAAGAGCAGAATTGTAAATGTTTGGCAGCCAGGAAGACCAGGATATTGGATAACTGTTCCTGGATACTGGACTGGTACTGGAAGGAATAGAAGATGGGTTCCTGCAAGAAGAGAATATGTTCCTGGAACACCTGGAAGATATGTAGCAGAAAGAGTAAACTACAATGTAACAGAAACAACAACTAAACAATACTTTGGTGTGTTCTATACTCCAATTACAAGCTCAACAGATCTTCCAGCAGCAGCCAGACTTGATGACGCAACTTTTAGGTTCTATAAGGATACCTCTACCTCAAAGGGTATAACTATTCACATTGGAACAACTTATCCAGAGCTAGTATACTATTTTGATAATACAACAGTATCTGGAGCTGGAACAAAAAGCTTTGTTTCTAAAGCATATTATAATTACTTAAAACTATCTAATGTTAATTCTGTTGTTTTTACTGGAACTGGAGCCGTTGCAAACTTTGATGATGGAAGATTAATTGTTGGCTGGTCCCTTCAAGAAGCGTATACAATAACATCTGCTATAGATATGAGCATAACTGGAAATAAATAGCACTTGATGCTATAATAGAAGTCAAACATAAGGAGACATAATGTCAACAACTTTGGAACTAGTAGTTCAAGAACTACAAAATCGTATTGGTCAAATTACAAGTCAGTACGAAACACAGATGGCTGTGCTTAAGGCACAAGCAACAGAAGCACTTGCTGCAAAAGATGCAGAGATCGCTTCTCTAAAGGGTGAAAGCAATGGCAACTAGACTTAGCGATGGAATGCCCATTACAACAGAATGGTTAAACCAGCTAGTAACAGAAATTAATGAGCTAAGAAATACTTCTTCTGGTTCTTCTTCAGCAACTGGAGTGGCACAAAGAGTTGTTGAGTTCTATGGTCCAGGTCTTTTAGGCAATACAGCAGTGCAGGTTCAAACGGGAGTCTTTTCAACAACTGCACCTGCAGCACAAAAAACAATAGAAGCAAATGTTAATTTTCCAATTCCATTTGCAGACAATAATGTTTTTATTGTTGTTACCCCAACCTTCCCTGACTCAAGTGGTAGAGCATACAAAGCTACCGCATCAGTGGCTGGAGTTAATGCTAGCTCATTTAAAATGACGGTAATGTTAGTAACGGACACAGACACATTTGGTGCAGATAAAGCCGTTAGCGTAAACTATATTGCAATTGGAAAAAAGAAGTCCTAGCAAATAGTTGACATTGCCATGTCAACATGATATACTTTTTTATTAATACAAGCATAGCCATATCTATGCCTAAACAGAAAGTTTTTAATGACAAACGATTTGAAGTGGATGCTGTCATCAGACCAGCAATTCCCATATCAAGATGATAAGATGATTGAGCTATGGTTTAAGGTAATGAGATGGTTTAAGCCAGACGTAGTTGATTATCTAGGTGATACAGACGATCAAGCTTGCTATAGCAAGTACACAGAAGGTCGCTCAGCAGAGTTTTTAAAGATGCACAAGGATGATAACGGAAATGCAATTATGCCCCTTATGCAACATGAAGCAAAACTAGCAAGAGACTTTTATACTAAGACACGAAAAGTAGCAAAAAATGCACAGTTGTTTTCAGCACTTGGAAACCACGACATTCGTGTATTTGAATACATTGATAAAAAGCTTCCAGAATATGTAGAGGCAACAACTCCAGAGGCACTATGGAATTTAGACAGCCTTGGTTACGATTATATTTATTACAATCAGCCACCTGCTCATCGCTTTGGAGATATCCATGTTCATCATGGAAATGCCATTTCGCAAAATGCAGGAGAGTCTGTTCGTAAAGATGTAGATAACTTTGGGGTATCTCTTATTCGTGGTCACTCCCATCGTGCAGGTGTTTACTTTAATACCTACGAGTTAAGAAACGGTGGACTAGGAGAAACTTTGCGTGGATACGAAATTGGTCATATGTGTGATGAAAAGTCTACAGGAATGATGTATACAAATAATCATAACTGGCAAAAGGCTTTTGCAATTGCACATATTGAAAATGGAAACTACCCTCATATTCAACTAGTACACGTCTCTCCTGACTACTCTTGTGTAGTAGATGGCAAGTTCTTTAAGGTATAACCTTAGGCTATAATTTAATAATGTGGTGTAAGGTATGCAGTGGCAGAGTCTTAGTAGATAGAGTATTTACTACTGACTCTCACATTGAGATGTTCTGTTTTTCCTGTGGAAAAAGATGGATATTTAACAACCCTGCAAATTATGGCACATTTCCTTTATGGCTTTTAGAAAAGGAAAAGAAATTTAAATGGTACTCGTCAATGGGACAATAAAGCCTGTTAAGAAAAAGTGCTTTATAAATGGTGACGTGCACCATGTTGTTAGAATAGATAGACCAAAAGGTATTGTTTATTTGTTTAATATGGAAACAAAAACTCAAGCAACATTTTCCTATCATGACTATAAAGAATTTAAAAAACCATGCTACAGAATAGGCGAAGCTTCAAGATCTTTAAATAGGCATCCAGATAGACTTAGGTTTGCTATGAAGAACGGTCTTGTTTCAAAGCCAAAACTAATATGGTCAAATAACAAATCTACATATTATTTTTCTACAGAAAATATATTTGAACTTAGAGAATATTTTGCTGGAGTTCACATAGGCAGACCTAGAAAAGATGGTATAATAATATCTTCAAGGGTTCCAAGTCGTGAAGAACTAGAAGCAAAATTAAATCTTAGACAAATGCTTTATGTAAGAAAAGAAGACGGAACTTATGTTCCTATTTGGAAAGCAGAGGAGTTCTAGTGGCTAGACATAAAAAAATAAAAATGACAGAACTAGAAAAGTTTATTGGTTCTGAGCTTTCAGAAGATACAGCATTGATTGGTGCAGCAGAAACATTAGCACAAGCATCAAAGATTGCAACAAAAAAGAAAGATGTAGATTCTTTAATTAATGCAGTTGAAGGTTGGCTAACACTTTCTAGATTTCTTTCAGAAGAAAAGGATTTTGACAAATCGTCAAAATATGGTATGATTGGTTTTACAAGTAGCCAGGGAGATAGTAATGAGCCAAAAGGAAACAACAACGGTTAGAGTTAACCTTAAGTTTGTTAGGAACTTGGGAAACTATGAAAGCGTACATGTTGAATTAGGTGTAGAAGACTTTGTAAGAGATACAGATGGCAACGTTGACTCAGCCATGAACAGGGTATACTCTTTTGTAGAAAATAAATTAATGGAAAAGGTTCAAGAGATAGAGCAGGACCTTAAGAAGTGACAGCGGATAAAGCAAAGCTAGCATATATTTTCTTAAACAACTATGCAAAGTTGTATGAAAACAAATATAACATAAAGCCAAACATAAACAAGTACAAAGAAAAATGGGCAGCGGTTTCAATTATTGAAGATTACCAGTTGGACCAAATAGACAAGGCTTTAGAATACTACTTTACTTTACAGAAAGAGGGTCATCCTCTTGCTTGGTTCTATAACAATGTAGACACCATTATTTCAACTTTAAAAGAAAAAGAACGTGACGAACGCCTAAGACTAGAGCGTAGAAAAGAAACAGCAAAATTGCGTGAGGAGTATCTAAATGGGAATGCGTGAGGAAGTAGATGTTATTACAGCTGCTTGCAAGAATAAAGATATTCATGTGCTATTTGAAAACAACATTGACTCAATGCTTAAAAGCACGTCAGATGTTTGGGACTTTATAAAAGAATACTATAACGAGACTCGTCAAATTCCAGACAAGAATCTTATTGCAACTAGGTTTAGAGACTTTGAACCGTCTAATGATTCTGGACCAACGATTTATCACGTTAATAGATTGAAGGAAACCTTTCTTGACGAATCCCTTAGATCAACTGTAAAGAAGGCTGCACAACTTTTACAAGACAATGAGTCTAATAAAGCACTGTCTTCTCTTAACTCAGATATTTCTTCTCTCTCAAGAATTACTGCAAAGGTAAGAGACATTGATGTAACAGATGTTGATGATGCTATCGCATACTTTGATAAACAAAGAGAAGCAGCAATGAATGGTGATGTAGGTATTCGATCTAACATTGCATCATTTGATGTTTGTCTTCCAATGGGAATTTCTAAGGGACAACTTGGAGTTCTTCTTGCGTATCCTGCAATTGGTAAGTCTTGGTTAGCACTTTATTTTGCTGTTCAGGCTTGGAAGAATGGTCGCACCCCAATGATCCTTTCTTTAGAAATGACAGAGCAGGAAGTTCGTAATAGAATTTTTGCAATTATTGGAGATGGTAAATGGTCACATCGTGCCTTAAGTTCTGGTCGTGTAAATCAAGATGAGTTTAAGGCTTGGGCAAAAGAAAACTTAGAAGGCAAACCACCATTTAAGATTATCTCTAATGATGGTGGAAGCGAAGTAAATCCAAATGTTGTAAGAGCCAAGATTGACCAGTATAAGCCAGACATTGTATTTATTGATTACTTACAACTTATGACAGACAATTCTGGATCTTCTCAAAATGAGACTGTTAAAATAAAGAATCTATCTAGAGAGCTTAAATTATTGGCTATCTCAGAACAGATACCAGTTGTTGCAATCGCCTCTGCTACGCCCGATGATGCCTCAGATTTGGAGTCTGTACCACAGCTTGGTCAGGTGGCTTGGTCACGACAAATTGCTTACGATGCTGACTGGGTTCTTGCAATGGGTCGTAAAGCAAATAGCGATGCTCTTGAAGTGGCGTTTAGAAAAAATCGTCATGGATTTTTGGGAGACTTCGTAATGGTAGCAGACTTTGATAAAGGAAAGTTTTCAGAAGTATATGACCCAAGTGATGACTCAACCTAATCTATAATTGAGGTATGGATTTCGTTGGACACAAGAAAATTAAAGACTTTTCTCTAGATGGTAACATCGCAGATGAGTCAGATACTATGCGTCTAAGAAAAGAATATGACATACTGTTAGACCATTATATGAAGGAAAGAGGATATGTTCCACACCTGGAACTTGAAAGTGTCTTCTCTTTGTCGTATAATGGAACATCGTTTGATTTTAAAATAACTCGTTACGGAATTTATGTAGGAAAGGCTAAGGCAAAGTGTTACAAGGGAGTTTTAGGAAACAGGCTTATACCAGCGATTCATACCAGCAAGACCAGATTAGAGAAATTGTCAAAGTCTGCGGAATCTCAATAGGAACTGAGTTAGACACTCACTTTCTTGTATACTGCCCATTTCATTACAACGTACACACTCCAGCATGTGAAGTAGATAAAGAAAAGGGATTGTTCATCTGTTTTTCTTGTGGGGAAAACGGAACGCTATTAGATTTAATTATGCGTACAACATCAAGAAACTACTTTGAAGCAATGCGTGTTATTTCTGCTGCAGAAAAATCTATAGACTTTGTAGATGTAATTGATAAAGCAGTAGAAGAAAAACCAGAGTTTGTTGAATTTGATTTAAACACAATTGAAAGACTTCACTCCACACTACTAGAAAATACTCGTGCAATAGAATATTTTGAATCAAGAAAAATTAATTTAGATTCAATCAAAAATTTTAAGCTAGGGTACTCTGAAAAACAAGACATGGTTACTGTCCCAGTTTATTCTAACACTGGAATATGTGTTGGATTTGTTGGTAGATCAATTGAAGGAAAGACTTTTAAGAACTCTACGGGAACTCCAAGAAATAAGATCTTGTTTAACTTAAATAATGTTTTACATAAGGAGGTTGTAATTGTAGAGTCATCCTTTGATGCAATTAGGTTGTGGCAATTAGGAATTCCAGCAGTAGCAACGCTAGGTGCAAATCTTGGCAAGATGCAAATACAATTAATTAACAAGTATGTTTCTAGATTAATTTTAGCAATGGACCAAGACGATGCAGGAAGCACGTTAAGAAAAAATATTTCAAGCAACGTATCTATTCCAACATCAAATATGAGTTTTCCAGATGGCGTAAAAGACATTGGAGATATGACAGACGAACAAATATTAAGTTCGTACAAAATGCTATCAGAGTTTGACATTGCTCTACAACTCTGATATAATAAAACAACAGATTCACTTATAGAATCAAATATTAGGAGAAATATATGGGTATCATTCAGGGTCTTGATGCAATCAAGAGTCACATTGACAAGCCAAAGGGATCTGACGGTCCAAAAGCCCGATGGCTAAAGCTAGAAGATGGACAATCAATCAAGCTTCGTTTTGTTAACGAAGTTGATCCAGACTCAAAGAACTATGACACATCTCGTGGATTAGCAATTGTAGTCGCAGAACACACAAATCCAAAAGACTATCGCCGTAAGGCTGTATGTAGCATGGAAGAAGAAGGTCGCTGTCACGGTTGCGAAATGCACCGCAGAGATCCAAAGGCTGGCTGGAAGGCTCGTCTAAGACTTTATGCAAACGTACTAGTTGATGATGGTACTGGAGAACAGTACACCGCAATTTGGTCACAGGGCGTTGGTCCTAAGTCAGTAACAACACAAACACTAATTGAATATGCAAGTGATACAGGTGCTATCAGTAACCTTACATGGCGTTTAAAGCGTTCAGGTACAGGTACTCAGACAAGCTATGCCTTGTTCCCACTAGTAGTAGATGAAACAGCATTTGACTGGTCATCCGTTGAGCAATATGAATTAGAAAAAACTGCAATTCGTTCGGTTAAGTATGCAGACCAAGAGTCATTCTACTCTGGTCTAGATGCAGACGATTCAGTATCTACCTCCTCTGAGTGGTAATTTGACAGACTTGGGGGCAGTAGGATATAATCTTACTGCCCCCAACTATTATTGGAGATAAATGTTTCACAATCATCATTCACATTCTTACTACAGCCTACTAGACGGCTTCTCTTCTCCAGAAGAACTGCTTAAAAGAGCAGAGGAGATTGGTATGGGTGCCATATCTATTACTGATCATGGTACTTTAAGCGGTCATAGAGATTTATTAGTTGCTGCAAAGAACAGTTCTGTAAAACCTATTTTGGGATTAGAGGCATATTTTACAACAGATCGTTTGGACAAAAGAGCAAGAAAAGATCGTGCAGACGAGGATCAAATTTACAATCACTTAATTGTTTTAGCACAAAATGAAAATGGTTTGCAGAACCTGTCAAAGCTTTCAGAGATTGGATGGAATGACGGATTCTTTAGTAAGCCCCGTATTGACTTTGAAGTGCTGCAAGAAAACTCAAAAGATTTAATTGTTTTGTCTGGATGTATGAATAGCATTATTGCTAAGGCAATTCAAAATGGCAACATGGATGCAGCAAAACGACATACAGATTGGTTTAAGCAAGTATTTAAAGATAACTTTTACATGGAGCTCCAGCCACATAATCCTGCAGAGCTTAATTTACAGATGTTAAAACTAGCAGATGATATGGGGGTTAAAAGTACTGTAACTTTAGACTGTCACTATGCTTCTCCAGAAGATAAGATTGCAGAAGAAATCATGCTTATTCTTGGAACGCACCCAAAGGTTTTAAAGGAAGCGACATTTGATGATAGTAGAAAGATTAAAGACTTAATTGAAAGACTGGACTACCTATATGGTGATCGCTTTATGTCGTTTAAGGACCTAGACATATTCTTAATGGACCATAAAACTGTTCGTGACAAAATGATTGACCAAGGAATTGATAGAGATGATCTTTATGAAAACTCTATGGAGATTAGTTCTAAAGTTGGCTCCTATGACTTAAAAGAAAATCTAGACCTACTTCCAGTTGACCACAAAGACCCTAACTCAGAGCTTGAAAGATTAGCTATGGAGGGTTTGATAAAGCGTGGGTTTGGAGAAGACAAAGTTTATTTGGATAGGCTCAAAGAAGAACTTGAAATTATTAAGTCTAAAAACTTTTCTTCTTACTTTCTTGTTGTATCAGATATGATTGGTTGGTCAAAAAATAATAATATCTTTGTTGGTCCTGGTCGTGGCTCTGCAGCAGGTTCTTTGGTTTGTTATGCCCTAGAAATTACCGAGGTTGATCCAATTAAGTTTGGACTCCTGTTCTTCCGATTTATTAATCCAGAGCGTAACGACTTCCCAGACATTGATACTGACTATGAAGATCGTAAGCGTGGTCAAGTAAAGGACTACCTTGCTGAGCAGTACAAGCACGTTGCATCTATTGCTACATTCCTAACATTCAAAGATAAGGGTGTTGTAAGAGACGTTGCTCGTGTTTTTCATATTCCTTTGCCAGAAGTTAATAAGGCACTCAAGGGCGTTGAAACATGGGATGATTTTATTAGCGATAAGTCCACTGCTGAATTTAGACAGAAGTATCCAGAAGTAGTTAAGTATGCAGAAAGACTTCGTGGGCGTATTCGTGGAACAGGAATGCATGCTGCTGGTATTGTGGCTGCTAAAGATAATATTTCAAAGTACGCTCCAATGGAAACCCGTAAGGACACTCAATCAGATGACCGTGTTCAAGTAGTAGCAGTAGACATGGAACAGGCTGCAGACATTGGTCTAATTAAGATTGATGCACTAGGTCTAAAGACACTGACTGTAATCCATGATGCTATGGATATGATTGAAGAGCGACAGGGCGTTAAATTGGATCTAAGAAAGATTGATTTAACAGACAGAGAAGTATATGCAGACTTAACTGCAGGATTTACCAAAGGTGTATTCCAAGCAGAAACAACTCCCTATACAAACCTACTTGTAAAGATGGGTGTGTACAACTTTGATGAACTTGCTGCCTCAAATGCTTTAGTTCGTCCAGGTGCTATGAATACTATTGGTGCAGAATATATTGCTCGCAAAAAGGGCAAGAAGCCAGTAAAGTATTTGCACGACATTGTAAAAGATTTTACAAAAGATACTTATGGATGTATCTTGTATCAGGAACAGGTAATGCTTGCCTGTGTGCATTTGGGCGGAATGTCTATGGCAGAAGCAGACAAGGTTCGTAAAATTATTGGTAAGAAAAAAGATGCTAAAGAATTTGATAAGTTTAAGGACCAGTTTGTTAAGGGGGCTTCTAAGCATATTACAGAAAAGCAAGCAGAGTCCCTATGGCATGACTTTGAAGCACACGCTGGATATTCCTTTAACAAGTCTCACGCTGTAGCATACTCAATGCTTTCTTACTGGTCAGCCTGGATTAAGCGTTACTATCCACACGAGTTTATGTATTCTTTATTAAAGAATGAAAAAGATAAAGATACTCGCACAGACTACTTAATTGAAGCTAAGCGTATGGGAATTAAAATTAGGTTGCCACATATTAATGAATCTGACCTTGACTTTACTCTTGAGGAAAAATCAATTAGGTTTGGTCTTGGCAATATAAAATACATCTCTGAAAATATTAGCAAGAAAATTATTGATCAAAGACCATTTTATTCATATGCAGAGTTTATGGAACACGCAACAAAAAAGGGATCTGGTATTAATAGTCGTGCTGTTGATGCGTTAAATAGAGTTGGTGCAGCAGCATTTAATGATAACCAACGTACTGGAGAAGAGAATAAAAACTTTTATGAGTACCTTAACATCCCAGAATTTCATACTGACATTCCTAGATGGATTGAAGCATACACAAGACCAATTGAAGAATATGAAGAAGAAGGTTGCTTCCTTGTAATTGGAATGGTAAAGGCTATTAAGCGTGGTGATGGCTGGAGTCGTATTGAAGTTGTAGATAAGACAGGCAGCGTTGGAGTTTTTGATAGATCAGAAACTACTATTGAGGCTGGAAAAATGTACATCTTTTTAATTGCAGACAATAGGATTGGTGCCTTTGCTACACCAGAAGATTTAAAGGACACATCAAATCCTTTTATTAAATATTTAATGTCAAGGACATTGAGTCTTGGGGATAAAGAATACATGGTAATTAGCTTTACTCCAAGAAAAACAAAGAAGGGAGATAAGATGGCAAACGTAGTTCTTGCAGATGAAGACAAAGATTTATATAGTGTTGTCGTATTTCCAACAGCATATGCAGAATCGCTAGTTAGGATGAAACCTGGTGGCGTTTGCAAGCCAATATTAAACACAACATCAAGTGGCTCAGTCACTGTGAAAGGATTTGAAAGAGTATGAACTTAGACAATTTAGCAAGAAGCGTACATCACAATGCAACAGAAAAAGGATTCTGGGACTACATGTATGAAAATGTAGAGCCAAAGGCAGATCCATTTATTTTCTTTGCAAAACAAATTGCAATGATTCACTCAGAAGCAACAGAAGTTTTGGAAGCACTTAGAAAGCAAAAGGGACAACAAGAGGTTGTAGAAGAGCTAGCGGATATTATTATTCGTGTAGTTGACTTGTATCAGGGTCTTGTGATGGCTGGAGAAGCCAAAGATTCTCTTGAAGATGTAGTTACAAAGAAGACAATTATTAATAGTCAACGCCCTAAAATGCATGGCGTATTGGGATGATATAATAGATGCTTATACAAGATGGAGATATAAAATGACAACAATGGAAGATATTTTATCAAGGCTAGATCCAAAGACAAGAAAGCGTGTGCAGCAAGCAACAGAAGTGGAAACTGAAAAACAGCCTACTCCAAGTTTAAGCTTAAATGTTGGGCTTAAGGGTGGACTTGGTTATGGTCGTCAAGTTTTAGTTTGGGGGAATAAGTCTGCAGGTAAATCTTCTTTCTGTTTACAGATGATTGGTGAAGCACAAAAAGAAGGAAAGACCTGTGCCTGGATTGATTCTGAAGCATCGTATTCACCTGAGTGGGCAGAAAAGCTTGGAGTAGATTCAAGTAAATTAATTTATTCTGCAGCAAAGTCTGTAAATGACATGGTAGACGTAGTTGTTGACCTAATGAATGCAGGAGTTGATCTTGTTGTTGTAGACTCTATTTCAGCACTGCTTCCTGCAATCTATTTTGAAAAAGATGGTGAAGAGTTAAAGTCTCTTGAAAATACTAAACAAATTGGTGCAGAAGCAAAAGATATGACTCATGCAGTAAAAATGATGAACTATGCAAATAAAAATACATTGCTTGTTTTAATTTCACAGCAACGTAATAGTTTTGGAGGAATGCATGCAACCCATATTCCAACTGGTGGAATGGCTGTTAAGTTTTTCTCAAGCACAATTATTAAACTATGGTCATCTGAGTCAGAAGCATCTTCTATTAAGGACAAGATTGCCATTGGAGATAAGCTAATTGAACAACGTGTTGGTCGTCCAGTAAACTGGACAATTGACTATAATAAAACAGGACCACAATTTATTGGTGGATCCTATGATTTTTATTTCCAAGGAGATACTGTAGGAGTAGACAAGGTAGCTGACCTTGTTGACATTGCAGAAATGATGGGCATTATCGAACGTGGTGGAGCCTGGTATACTATTATGGATCAAAGATTGCAGGGTCGTGCAAAAGTTATTGACTATGTAAAAGAAAATCCAGCAGTATTTGATACTCTAGAAAGCATGGTATACAGCAAGTTATGAGCATTAACCCAGAAGATTTTATAAAGTCTTCAGAAAGACAAGCAGATATTGGTGTAGACACAATCTTTGGAACATTTATGTGTCAGGACTGTGATGAGCATTTAAGACAGGCAAAGCTTAACGAAGATGAATTAGTAATAGTTTATGTTTGTTCTAGCAATCACAGAAACGAAATTAAACTGTGAGCGAACGTGGTGAACTAAAAAGAATTGGTGCTAAGGCACATAAAAATTCTGGTCGTGGTCAATATCAAAAAGGTGACGGATCACTTGACGAATTCATTGTTGACGTAAAAGAAGCAGGAAAAAGTTTTACTCTAAACCAAGATGTTTGGGCAAAGATTGTAACTGATACACTAAGAACTGATAATACTAAGTCTCCAGCACTGCTGTTGGCAATTGGAGAAACACAAAAGATAAGACTGGCAGTCATTGAATGGGCAATGCTAGAGGATTTAATGGAGAGAGCAAATGGAATCAACCCTTGATTATATTAGTCAGGTAACTGAGTTTAATGATATTCACGAGTTTATGAAAGATAAAGACCTTGATGAGGCAATGGCTATTGTTGTTAAGATTATGATGAAGCCAGACATTCCATCTGTTCAGGCAGTTGTTTTAATTAGTAAGCTACAAGCTATGAGTGCAAAGTTTGGAATGCTTGCCACATGGTATACAACTGTAGAAAAAGGACCGTCTGGAAGTATTAACAATACTAAAAAGCATGTGTACTACTCTATGCGTGATTCATTAGATAAACTTGTAGACTCTCTAAAATATATTGCAAGGCTTGGTGCCTAATGGCTAGAAATTTAATTGGAACGTTGACTAAGAAGCCAAGAAATACAAAACTAGATGCAAAAAAATTTAGACTTGCAATTGGAAAAGCTTACTTAGAAGGAAAGACTGGATATATTCATAGAAAGAAAACCACCTTTTCTCCATCTACAGTTGGATATGGTCACGGTAAGTGTCCCAGATATTGGTCAATTGCTTTTGATGGTGCAGACTTTAAGGAAACATTTAACGCCCAAGGTGTTGCTGCAATGGACAACGGCACAGATGCACATACAAGGCTTGAAAAAGTTATTGCAAAGACTGGATATCTGAAAGAGTCAGAGCGTGAAATTAAGTTGGACAGTCCACCAATTCGTGGTTTTATAGATTTAATCTTAGATGTTGAGGGTGAGGAAATTGTTGGAGAGATCAAAACAATTAAGGATGACCAATACACCCTAAGAAAAGATACCTCAACTGGTGCAGATAGCCATGTTGTTCAGTTGCTTATTTACATGAAGGTAACTGGTGCTGAAGAAGGATTCTTTTTGTATGAGAACAAGAACACTCACGAGATTACCGTAATTCCAATGGTAATGTCTCCAGAAAACTTAGATTATGTAGACTACATTTTTGATTGGATGAAAGAAGTTCGTGCAGCTTGGGAAGAAAAGAAAAACATTAAGCGTCCATTTAAGGGAGACAAAGCCCCATGCACCTATTGCCCAGTCAAGGAAGTATGTTTTGAAAAGCCTGACGGAAGACATAAGATTGTTCCATTAGAAATTAGACAAGCATGAAAGTGTGTAAAGAGTGCAACTTAAAGTTTGATGCAAAAACTCATAATCAAAAATATTGTTCTGGAGAATGCTGTCGCATTGCAACAAACAAAAGAATTATGGAAAAGTACTACCAGAAAAAAGCAAGGCTAAACGGTCTTGAAAGACTTTGTGGTTGCGGATCAACTTTGAGTAGATACAACTCTGATGACACTTGCTCAGTATGTGATTCTAAAAACAAAAAAAATAAAAGATACTTGGCGATGGAGGCAATGTCAAATGTCATTAGCAGTACTAAAAAAGTCTAGTGCTCATAAAGTTTTAGGAATTGATGCTTCAACTGCCTCACTAGCATTTTGTTTGTTTGAAAATGATAAGCCAGTAAAATTTGGAAAGATGCCAATTGTAGGTGCTGACATTTATGATAAGGTTAAAGATGCTCATAGAAAGTCGGAAGCTATTGCGTCACTGGTGGATCCAGATTACGTTGCAGTTGAATCTGCAATTATGGTTAGGTCAGCAGATGCAGGACTAAAGATTGCTATGATTGTTGGTGCTTCATTGGCAGCACTACTAAAACCTGAAACAAAAGTAATTACTGTTGCTCCAATTCAATGGCAGTCCTTTATTGGAAACAACAATCCAACTAAAGCAGATAAGGCTAACATTAGACTACAGTTCCCAGACAAGACTGATAGTTGGTATAAGGGTAAAATAAGAGAGAATAGAAAGCAAAAAACAATGGACTACTTTAATAATAAGTTTAACATAAGTGTTACAGATAATGACACTGGTGATGCTATTGGAATTGCCTACTATGCATATAATAAACTTACGGAGAGATCATGAAAAAACTTTATCAGTCAAAAACCTGGCTTACAAAAAGATACATTATTGATAGAAAAACTATTGAAGAAATTGCTAAAGAATGTGAGACTAGTCATCAGACAGTATATAGATATTTGGTAGAGTTTGATTTAATTAGAAATCAAAGAAAGTGGTCACGATGATTGAAAAAAATATTTGGCAAACATATGAATGCAAAAAAGAAGATTTACCAGCATATGCACAAGAAGGAATAAACTCTTGGGTGACTCAGAATCCTTCTTGGGAACACAACTATATGAGTGCAGAAGATAGAGAACATTTTTTTAAATATGAATACAGCACAGAGGTTTATGATACTTACATGAAAATGCCAATGGGTGTTATGAAGGCTGGACTTTGGAGATTTGCAATCTTACATGCTTATGGTGGAGTGTATGCAGACCTAGATACAAACTGTATTAGTAAAATTTCTAGATGGTTCCCACAAGGATATGAAATGGTAGTTGATATTGAAGGAGACACACCTTGGTATGCAACACAAGTTATTGCAGCAAGGTCAGGTCATCCATTCTTAAAAGATGCAATGGACTTATGTGTTGAAAGAGTAAAGCTTGGAGACTGGAGCATTCCTAATATGGTTCACTACTATACCGATGTTGCAATGTTTACAGATAGTCTAATGAACTCAATGGGTCTTCCTCCACACGAAGGAGATTTAAGAGTAAAGGCATATGAATATAATCAATCACAGTTAGCACAAGAAAATAGATTTTTTGCTTTTTCTGGAGATAAGGCAAGATGCCTTCTTGATAAATATGTAAAACATTTATACTGGGGGGATACGGGAAGAAAAGAAGGATACATTGCTTGGAAGGCTGATCCTCTAGTAAACCAATCTTATAAAGATGGGTTCGATCCAAAAGACTGGAAAGAATAATGCCTACAATTGGAGTTCTTCCTGCATCAGGAAAGGCATCAAGGATTGGTGGAATACCAAAATTTTGTTTACCAATTAGTGATGACAGATGTTTATTGCAATGGCATGTAAATCAAATGCTTGAAGTATGCGATGAGGTTCGTGTTGCAACAAGACCAGAGTGGGTTCCAATTGTTCAAAACATGGACATGAATATAAAGCTTATCGTTAGAGAGCCCTCAACGATGTCTGAGGCAGTTAAATTTATGATAGGTGAGTATAACGACACAGTGCTAGTCGGAATGCCTGATACTTATATATTAAATTCAACAAAGAACATTTACTCAGAACTCTTAAAGAACTCAAATAATGCAGATTTAGTTTTAGGCATTTGGGATTGCCCAGACTCACTAAAAGGCAGGGTTGGTCAGATTGCTACTCTTGGTAACAAAGTAATAGCATCAAAAGATAAAACAGATAACTGTGACTATGAATATTTGTGGGGTACTTTACTTTTCCGCAAAAATATGATAAGATATATAGACCCAAATAGAAACCATCCAGGAGAACAAATCCAAGAATGGGTAACATCTAGGTTTGATGTTCAGGCAGTTAAAAATGACGGAGAATATATGGACATTGGAACTCTAAAGGGGTTAAAAGACTTATACAGAAGAATGGAAAATTAAATGCACGAGTATGAAGATAAGTTTCATATTGAAGTAGATCAGGTAAATCATCCTCTCCATTACACAACTGACCCATCTGGTGTTGAGTGTATTCAGATTACACGCCACAGAAACTTTAATATTGGCAATGCCTTCAAGTACCTTTGGAGAGCTGGACTTAAAGATGACAAAAAACAAATAGAAGATTTGCAAAAGGCAATCTTTTATATTAATGATGAGATTAATAGACTAGAGGGTAAATAATGCCTACTTATGAATATACATGCGTGACTTGTGATAAGTCTATTGAAAAGCCAAATGTAAGGGTTGACGATAGAGATCATCAGCAATGTGAAGAGTGTGGAAATGTTCTTACTAGAAGTTGGACCCTTGGAAATGTTTCTGTGTGGGCACCAACCGCTGGTGGCTATAGATAATGGCTAAAACAAAAACTGTAATTAAGTATAATCCAAACTGGGATGTAAAGTTTGAACACCAGCATGGCAAAGACCTAATTGTTCCAGGAACACCTCTTAAAATAAAGAATGTTCGTGGAGACTTTAAGTTTGAAAAGTATGTAAAAAACACCGATTCTGGTATGGAATGGATTGATGTTATTGGTCCTACTGGATATAGGTCCTTTTATTTGTGGGAGTTAAAGGGTATAATTAAACCTAAGAAGAAAAGGATTAAGAAGAATGGCAGCGGAAATTGAGCTAGCAGAGCGTTGGGAAAGAATCAACAAGGTTGTTGAAGAGTTCCTTCGTGGAAACACAAACCCTAACGATATTGCTACAGTCACTGGATTTAAAAGATCCCAAGTAACTGAGTACCTAAATGAGTGGCGTACAGTTATTCAAAGTGATAGACAAATTCAAATGCGAGCCAGAGAAGCTCTTGCAGGTGCAGATCAACATTACTCAATGCTTATTAAGGAAGCCTGGGATGTAGTAGAACAAGCAGACCTTACTGCACAGTTGCCACAAAAAACATCAGCCCTAAAACTAATTGCTGATATTCAACAAAAACAAATGGACATGCTGCAAAAAGCAGGTGTGCTAGATAACAACGAACTAGCAGAACAAATTATTGAAACAGAAGAAAAGCAACAGATGCTTGTTGAAATTATCAGAGATGTTGTTTCTTCTTGTGAAAAATGTAAGCCTCAAGTTTCTTCAAGGTTAAGTAAGATAACAGGACAAGCAGAGGCACTATAGTGTTTGAAGATATGATTGATCTTCTTGGCGGAGATGAATTTGACGATAAGCCAGTAACCTTAGAAGAGTTTGTAACCTCTAGAGATTACCTTGGGCTACCACCCCTTTCTGATTACCAGTACACTGCAATTAAAGCAATGAGTCAAATTTATAAAAAAGAAACTTTGATTAATGTTTTTGGTCAAGAAGAGGGAACAAAGATATCAAAGCAAACTTGTAATGAAGTAGTATTGCAACTTGGTAAGGGTTCTGGTAAGGACTACATGTCAACCATTTCTGTTTCTTATATGGTATATCTTCTTTTATGTTTAAAAGATCCTGCAAAGTATTATGGTAAGCCCCCAGGTGACTCCATTGACATTCTCAATATTGCTATTAACGCTGAGCAAGCAAAAAATGTTTTCTTTAAAGGTTTAAAAAATAGAATTGATAAGTCTCCCTGGTTTCAAGGAAAGTATTCCTACACTGCAGGTTCGGTAAGTTTTGATAAAGGAATTACTTGCCACTCAGGACACTCTGAAAGAGAATCTTGGGAAGGGTACAACGTTCTCTGTGTAATTCTTGATGAGATCTCTGGTTTTGCTATTGACAATACAACAGGTCATGATCAAGCAAAAACTGGTCAGGCAATTTATGATATGTATCGTGCCTCTGTAGATTCTCGTTTCCCAGATTTTGGTAAAGTAGTTTTGCTATCATTCCCAAGATACCGCAATGACTATATCCAACAAAGATATGATGCAGTAATTGCAGCCAAAGAAACAATTATTCGTGAGCATACTTTTAAATTAGATGAGACACTAGAAGTTGAAGATTCAAACAATGAGTTTACTATTCAGTGGGAAGAAGATCACATTAGTGCCTACAAGTTTCCTAAAGTCTTTGCCCTACGCAGACCAACATGGGAAATAAATCCAACAAGAAAAATAGAAGATTTTAAAATTCAGTTTTATACAAATCCTACAGATGCTTTGTCAAGATTTGCATGTATGCCTCCAGATGCTGTAGATGCATTTTTTAGATCAAAGGAAAAAATTGAAGCATGTTTTAATCAGCCATCACTTGCAATAGATGAGAGCGGAAGATTTGCAGAGTGGTTTGTACCAGACGATGACAAAGAATATTTTATTCACGTTGACCTTGCACAAAAGCATGACCACTGTGCAGTTGCTTTGGCTCACGTTGAAAAGTTTGTAAAGATTACAACATTTAATGACTATGATGTAATTAACCCATTAGTTGTTGTTGATGCTGTTAGATGGTGGACACCAACTGCAGATAAAACTGTAGACTTTAAGGATGTAAAAAATTATATTTTAGATCTTAGAAACCGTGGGTTTAAGATTAAACTTGTAACATTTGATAGATGGAACTCACTTGACATTATGAATGAGTTAAAGGCAAGTGGAATGAACTCAGAAACTTTGTCTGTTGCAAAAAAGCATTATGAAGATATGCAAATGCTTGTAGCAGAAGAAAGATTAGTGGGTCCAGCAATTAGATTGCTAGTAGAAGAGCTGCTCCAGTTAAGAATTATTCGTGACAAGGTAGATCACCCAAGAAAGGGATCTAAGGATCTTGCAGATGCTGTCTGTGGTGCAATATATAATGCTATTGCTTTAACCCCAAGAAGGCAAGGCGGAAGAGAAATAGAAGTTCACACATACAAGCAACAAGCACTTGACAACAAGCAAAAAGAATGGGATAATATTCTACAAAGAGACCTTGAAAGAAATAGACAGGCTCCAGATGATATTCTCAGATATTTAAATGGAATAGGAATGGTTTAGTGGAAATCCCAGATGACTTCTCAATTGAAGAGTATGATGAAATGATGGACTACATGATCAAGCATAACTACATACAGAGTGTTGGCATTGATGAGGATGGTGAGCCCATCTACAAAATGACACAAGATTTAATTGAGGACTACCCAGATATTTTTGAAGCCCACATGGAGTTTACAAACGAACTTTTATTTTCTGTCTGGCAAAAAGGATATGTTGAAATGACAATGACAGAAGATGGAGAATGGCTAATCATCCCAACTAATGTTACATTAAACTATGAAGAAATTCCTAATCTTACAAAAGAAGAAAGACTTCTTTTGTGGGAGCTTAGCGAAATGAAAAAAAGAGACGACCAATAGACTTGACAAATGTCGTGCCAATAGTGTAAGATAGAGGCTATGGATTCAGAAAAAACAATTGAGTTAAGATACTTTGACAAAGAAAACAAGCTTTTTAAAGTAGTAAATCCAAAAGTAAAAAGAACATGGATGGATGAAACACACAACAATGCTTATCGTTGTACTCCATTAAATGTTGGAAATACCTATGGGTGGTATGTTTTATGTCCAATGGATTTTACAGCAGAATGGAACGGTGGACCTTTGGGGTCAGACCTTTCAGTAACAGTAATAAATCCTCCAGAAAGTAGCAATGAAGACTTTAAAATGACTGCAACTAATTTTGGTCATGGAATATTAAGTCTAATTCCAGACTTTATTATTAAAACAAGTCCAGGAGTTTCTACATATGTTCGTGGTATTCCAAACTTAATTGCAAATGGAATACAGCCACTTGACGGTGTTGTAGAAACAG